CAGCGAAATCCCGCGTGGAAAGGTGATTGCTACGCCTGTGGACAACATTGTGCTTTACTATGTTGACCCGAGTGATTCAGACTTTGCGCGTGCTGGACTCTCTTACACTGTGTCCGGTGAAACAAACCTGATTGGCTTCCATACTCAGGGCAACTACAGCACCGCAGTATCCGAGGCGTTTGCGATCATGGGTATGGTGCTGTTTGCTGAGTACCTGGACGCTATCTCTGTCATTACATTCGGATCATCTCAGACTCTTGGTGATCTGACTGTGCAGTCTGCAGCAGGCTCATCCAGCGGAACAACGAAGATTACTGTTAGTCCAGAAAAGGGCAACGCTGGCAACGTCTATAAGTACAAAGTGGCATCATCTGAGACCACTGTAGAGTATGGACAGAACGTAAAGAACTGGAGCGCATGGGATGGTAAGTCTGACATCACCGCGACTACAGGTCAGACCATTACCGTAGTTGAGTGTGACAGCACCTATAAGGCACTGAGCGCAGGACATGCGACAGTAACCGCAAAGGCGTAAGGAGGGTTCCGGCATGGCATATGCAGACTATGAGTTTTACAAAACATCATTTTTCGGCAATGTCGTGCCGGAATCTGATTTTATGCGATTCGCTGAACGGGCGAGTGACTTTATCGACACTCTGACCTTTGACCGACTGGTGGACGGCCTGCCAGGGGATGAGCGGCAACAGAAGCGCATTAAGAAAGCTGTCTGCGCTGCGGCTGATATCCTGTATCAGATTGATATTGCGGAGCAGAACGCGGCAGCGGCGGTGGCTACTGGCACGGCTACCGCCTTACCGGGTGGCGGCACGACCACGGGAATAGTAACCTCTGTATCATCTGGCAGTGAATCCAGATCATACGCAACCCCGCAGCAGATTGGGGCGAGTGCGAAGGAATGGAGTGCGGTATATGCCGCCGCCGGGGACGTACAGAAAACGAACGACTTACTTCTTAAGACAGCTTTGCCGTTGTTAATGGGAGTGAGGACGGATGATGGGATATCAGTTCTTTATGCGGGGGTGTGAATATGAAATGCAGACAATGCGGGAAAGAACTTAAACCACATTGGAGTACAGATATTTGTATTGAGTGCTCAAGAGAAAATATGAAAAAGATATTTAGAGAAAACCCCGAAGTGAAACAGGCATTCCGTGAAACTATTGAAGAACTTAAAAAGCCTGAAAACATTGCGAAAATGGCTAAAAATACTGCCGATTTTATGAGTGCTATTCAGGCATTAAGGAGTGATAAATAATGGATATTTCAACATTAGGCTCATGTGTAGCAATCGTTATGATTTGCTACATCGTAGGAATGGGCTGTAAAGCATCAAAAAGAATCTCCGATGAATGGATCCCAGTAATCATGGCGGTTATTGGCGGAATTCTCGGAGCGGTCGGAATGGGAGTTATCCCGGATTTCCCGGCATCGGATTATATCACGGCAGTTGCAGTCGGCATGTTTAACGGATTGTCGGCTACTGGCGTGAATCAGGTTATTAAGCAGACAGTGCAGAAAGAATAATTAAAAGGCACATGTCGTGAGACAGCAGTAAGTCCTTTTCCTAAAATGAGATGGATTTATTATGCCAAGACCAACAAGAAATTTAACAAATCAAAGATTCGGAAGACTTATAGCCATTGATAAAGTTAATAAAACGGGGCAATCTCAGTGGCTTTGTAAATGCGATTGTGGAAACGAAGTAATTGTAGCTTCAAATAATTTGATTCGCAAAAATACACTTAGTTGCGGCTGTTATCAAAAAGATAGAGTGTCGGAAGCTAAGAAAATTCATGGAGATAGAAACACACGCTTATACACTATATGGGTAGATATGCGTAGACGCTGTTCCTATATTGGAGAGCCATCTTATAAAAACTATGGTGGCAGGGGCATTTCTGTTTGTGAAGAATGGGAAAAGTCATTCCTTGATTTTAAGGAATGGGCATTAGGAAATGGATATGCTGAAAATCTTACTATAGATAGAGTAAACGTGGATGGAAATTATTGTCCTGAAAATTGTAGATGGGCAACTTTGAAACAGCAAGCCAACAATAAAAGAGGCAATGTTTACGTTACTGTAAATGGGGAAACACATACATTAACAGAATGGAGTGAAATAACCGGGATTTCCTATAACACTATAACCAAGAGAAGATATCGTGGTTGGAGCGATGTGGACGCAGTTTCAACTCCCGTAAATGCGAGGTGAGATATATCTATAGCAAAATTATAACACTTTTCAATTATTACGAATCAGCCACGACAGGAGATGCGTACTGGTATCCTCATGTTTTATCCGGCGTTGACCTGATAACCGACCACGGTGCAATACTGAAAAAGTATGGCCCAGACAGTACCGACAATGCCGCGCTGCATATTGCTTACACCCAGGATGGGGACAAAGTAATGATTCGGCAGTCGGACGGTTCAGCGGTTCCGTGGATGGCTCCGAAAGCATGGGCGGCGCAAGTCAATGATGATTTGCCGGCTAGCATCACCTTCGGGCCAGAAGACTTTTTCTGGCAGGGTGAATGGACTGTTGGTGTGGTTACTGAGGGCGATTACCGAAATGGTTTTTACCAGTACATGAACAGCAACCACGACAATGTTTACAAGATAACCAGTGTAGGTGGACCGTATACGGTTATCCCGCACTTTGAAATCTTAGGAAAGTAGGCAGGTTTAAGGGGCGGTAATATGGCAAGGAGAAGCAAGCGCTTTTATTTAAAAAATCTGTCATACAATGTTGGCAGCATTCATCTGAAACTCGATATGTCCCGCTTTGAGCGGCAGTTTCAGCAGGCACAATACTATCTGGACGGCGCTGTCATGAACAGTATGGTGACGTATATGCCGATGGTAACTGGCAGCTTTATCAATACTACCCGTGCTGCCAGTGCGGCGGTACAGGGAAGCGGCTTTGCGTATGCCGGATATGGCCCACAAGGGCGCTATCTGTACGATGGTAATGTTATGGTTGATGAACTGACCGGATCACCCTGGGCGCGGCGTGGAGCACGTAAGGTGCTTGTGAGTGAGTACACAGGCAAGACCAACGCACGGGAAAACATCACCTACACGCACCAGGCACACCCAAAAGCACAGGATCATTGGTTTGAAGCGGCGAAGCAGGCAGACGGAAAGACATGGATAAAAGGAGTGAAGCGCATAGCTGGAGGTGGTAAGCATGGATAAGATCATAGGGAGGGACGCGAGCGGGTTTGCTATCCTCACCCGCGCGGTGAAATCCCTGTTAAATCAATATCCCGGCCTGGAAGATGGCGAGGTCATTAAGTTTGAGGAACTGGGGAAAGAATCCGGCATAGCTTTTTCGGCAGATAATGGGGCGCTGGTGTACGCAGAATCGGAAGATGTCTGCGGCGGCATCCATCAGCAATGCCAGTACCCGTTTTACGTGGTATACCGCACAGCAGCCACAAAAGAACGGCTTAAACTTAATGTACAAGACTTCCTTGACACACTCGGCAAGTGGATATGCCGGGAGCCTGTTGTTATAAACGGCACTCAGACGCGCCTAAAGGCCTTTCCGGCCCTGTCTGATGGTCGAGTGATAAAACGCATTACCCGCGATAACTCATACGGTTTAGAGCCAAACGAGGAAGCGGTGCAAGACTGGGTACTGCCTGTTACGGTGCAGTACACCAATGACATAAAACCGATTTATTAGAAAGGAAAAAAGACATGATTGAACGTAAGTTTTTGGCTCACTATGTAGACGCGGCTTTCAGTTCTTCTACCCCGACTTATGTAAGACTCGGCAAAAATCTGGAAGAGTACAACGAAGAGCTGAACCCAGATGTCGAGGTAACAAAGAACATTCTGGGCGAACAGTCGGTACAGCATTCTGGATATGAAGCGCAGGCAGATGTTGACCCGTTTTACTTCGAAGACTATGATGACGCACTGTCTACTAAGATCATGGAGTTGGCAAACACCAGAGCTACCGGAGATAAGTGTAAGACAACAATGGTTGATGTGCTGTTAAAGCCTGGATTATCTGATGATGCTGCGCCGACTGCGGTATGGGCTTATCGCGAAGATGTATATCTGATTCCGAACAGTGTGGGTGGTGACACTTCCGGCGTGCAGACTCCGTTCACTCTCTATAAAGCAGGAAACAGAGTCAAGGGTACATGGGATGTAAGTAAAAAGACTTTTACCCCGTCTTCCAGTCTGGAGTAAAGGAGGTTATCTATGGCAAGACAGCTTAAGATTGATGACCGGGAATGGATTGAGGTTACCGATGCTGCCGGGAATGTAACTGGTGGCTTTTGGTGGAACCCGTCTGACCTGGACATCATAAAAAGATGTGA